GTCAATTTTTGTGTCCTGTTTGGCTGGTTCGACCGGATTGGGCGTTGATGGGGAGGGCTGGTGGGTGAACGGGTCCGATACGACCGGAAACGAGGCCGGGTCGAGATCGGGCTGGAGAAGGACCTGCTCGAGCGGCGCGACATCGGTCCGGCCCAGCGGGCCGCGCTGCGAGCCCAGGCCCACGCTGTCGACCTGGCCGAGGCGGCCCGCGACCCGGACCTGTTGAGCACGGCCGGCCGTGTCTACCTCGAGCTGCTCGCCGCCGCCGGGCTCAGCGCCGCCGGCGCCAGACCGGTCGACGCCTTCGACGACATCCTGGCCCGGCTCGCACGGCCCTCCGCCGGCGCTGGCGACATCCCGAACGACTAGCCGGCTGACGTTCGGCCCGGCCATCGCGGCTTTGGCCGAGGCGATGGAGCGGCCGTTGATGCCGTGGCAGCAGTACGTGTGCGACGTGGCCCTCGAGGTCGACGATCAGGGCCGGTTCGCCTATCACCTGGTGGTGGTGACCGTCCCCCGCCAGTCCGGGAAGAGCCTGACGTTCGGGCTGGTCATGGACCACCGGGCGCTGATCGTGCCCCGGGGGCGGGTGTGGTTCACGCAGCAGTCCGGCAAGCACGCCGTGGACTGGCTGATCAACGAGCACTGGCCGCTGCTGGCCGGGTTCGTCCCGAAAGTCCAGTTGCGGAGGGCGGCCGGGTCGGAGCACATCAAATGGGTCCCTAGCGGGGGGTTGATCCGGCCGTTTCCGCCCACCCCCGACGGTCTCCACTCCAAAGTGTCAGACCTGGTGGTGGTGGACGAGCCGTGGGCGTTCGACCTGGTCCGCGGCCAGCAGCTGGACCAGGCCATCGTGCCGACAATGGCGACCCGGCCGAACGCCCAAACCTGGAAAGTGTCCACGGCCGGGGACGCCTCGTCCACCTGGTGGCTGGGCACGGTCGAGCTCGGGCGGGCCGCCGCCCGCACCGGGCGCACCAGCGGGGTGGCCTATTTCGAGTGGAGTTGCCCGGACCGCCTCGATCCGGTCGACCCGGTCTCATGGCCCCTGTACCATCCCGCCTACGGGCGGACTATCGGCCCCGAGGCCATGACGGCGGCGCTCGACCAGTTCGGCCCGGACGAGTTCGCCCGAGCCTACGGCAACCGGTGGGTGTCCACGCTCGAAAGGGTGATCCCGCTGCAGGCGTGGCGGGCCGCCCTCGACGACCACCAGGCCCTCCCCGCGGCGGGCCGGGTGGCTTTGGGGTTCGATGTGGCCGTAGACCGGTCGGACGCCGCCATCGTGGCCGCCTGGCGGGACGACACCGGGGTAGCTCATGTGGAGGTGGCCGACCACCGGCCGGGTGTGGGCTGGCTGGTCGGCCGCCTCGAGGAGCTGGTCGACCGGTGGCAGCCCCGGGCGGTCGTCTATGACGCGGCCGGGCCCGCCCTGGACGTGGCCGACGCCGCCGGCCGCGCCGGCTTGACGGTCGACGGGTTGAAGGCCCGGGAGTATGCGGCGGCCTGTCTGGGCCTCCTCGAGGCGCTCATCGCCGACCCGCCCGCCTTGCGGTACCGGAACCATCCGGCCCTCGATTCGGCCGCCAATGATGCGACCAGGCGGGCGTTGGGGGATGCCTGGGCGTGGGGGCGCCGCCAGTCGGCGGGGAGTCTGGCGGCGTTGACGGCGGCGACGGTGGCGGTGTGGGGTTGGGATCACGCGCCCGCCCAGCTGGGAGACTTCCGCATCTACTAGCCGCCGGTTACTCATGAGTAACCTTGGTGGGCGTGTCCATGGTTTGGTCCCGTGCTCCGGGCCCGTGGGCGGTGGGCCGCCCGTCGATGGGGGCGCCGTCGCTCAGGTTTAATCCGCCGGACGGTCTGAACGCCATGGTGGGCCCGTTCGTGTGGGACGCCACCAGCGCCCGCCAGATCCCGGCCGTGGCCCGCTGTTTGCAGATTTACAGCGGCCTGGTGCGGCAGATGAAAATGGACGTCTACCGGGGCGACCAGAAACTGCCCCGACCCCGCCTGCTCGAGCGCCCGGACCCTCTTAATGCCGGCTCCTGGTTTGTGGGCATCTCGGTCGAGGACTATCTGCTGTCCGGTAACGCCGTGTCGCTGATCACCTCGAGGGGTGTCGACGGGTGGCCGCTGACAGTCGTCTACCTGCCGATTAACTACGTCTATATCGTGTGGATCCCCGGGCAGGCCCTCCCGGATTACTACTTTTACGGCCAGCCGTTGGTCACCGAGGACGTCATCCACGTCAAGCGGGGCGCGGACCGCTGGTTCGGCGCCGTGCGGGGGGTGGGGATCGTGGAGGAGGCCATGGGCACCCTGGACCGGGTGGCCATGGAAGAGGTGTACGAGTCGGCCACATTGGCCGGGGCGGCCGTCCCCAGCGTGGCGATCGTGGCCCCGCAGGCCACGTTGACCCAGGATGTGGCCGACGAGGCGGCCGCCAACTGGGATATCAAATATGGGGGCCCGAACCGGCGGCCGGCCATCCTCCCGAACGGCACCCAGGTCATCCCGCTGGCCTGGTCGCCGACTGACACCCAGATGATCGAGGCCCGGCACATGTCGTTGACGGACACCGCCAACCTGTTCAACCTGGACGGCTACTGGCTGGGCGCACCGGTGGCCGGGATGACCTACCGGACCGCGTCGCCGCAATATCAGCAGGTGCTGCGGACGTCGCTGTCGCCGGTCCTGGCCGATTTCGAGGACGTCTGGTCGTACTGCTGGCTGCCCCGAGGCCAGAATGTCCGGTTCGACCGGAACCAGTTGCTGGCCGACGATCTGACGGTCACGTCGAACGCCGCGGTGGCCGTCTATAACGCCGGGATCGTCACCCTGGACGAGGCCCGGGCCGGCCTGAACTTGCCGCCCACCGACGAGGACACCGGCCCGCCCGCACCGCCGGCACTGCCGGCACCGGCGATGCCCGCCGCCGACCAGCCGCCTGTTACCCCTGAGGAGGTGCCGGCCAAATGACCGAACCCGAACTACGCGACTTCGAGGCCGTCCTGTGCTTGCGGGACGTCCAGGCCGTAGGCCGCCCCTACAAGTACCTGGAAGGGCGGGCCGTGCCGTATGACGAGTGGGCGCCGGTCCGCACCCAGTTCGGCGGTTTCCTCGAACGGCATCAGCACGGCAGTTTTAAGCGGTCCACGTCGCCGGCCCGCCCGGCCGGCCAGCGGCTGCCGCTGCTGTTGTTTCACGACAACCGGTCTTTTCCGATCGGTCACGCCGAATCCTGGTCGCACCCGCAGGATGGTTTGCACGGCGTGTGGAAGTTGAACGAATCCGCCGAAGCCCAGCGGGCCGGCCGGGCCGCCGAGCAGGGGGATCTGGTCGGCCTGTCGGTCGGGTTCAACGACGCCGGCCCGCCGGCCTGGGAGGACGGCGACCCGTTCTCCGACGACCCGGACGAGCTGCCGCGTGTGACCCGCCTCCAATCCCGGCTGCTGGAGGTGTCGATGACGCCTACGCCGGCGTTCGCTGCCGCCGAGGTGACGATGGTCCGTTCGGCGTGGCGGCCGCCGCCGCCGGCGCCCCGCGAGGTGGACCGCTGGCGGGTCATCGCCGACGAGTGGCGGGCCCGGGGGCTACCCTCTGGTTAGCGACGCACGCGGCCGACCCCGCCCGTCCCCCGGCCACCGCCCGGGCCTCGAGCCTCCCGGTGGCCCCGGATGGGGCCCGTCGGGCAGCCCCGCCAGCTGACCCCGACAAAAGCGGAGGAAAAACCGATGAATCCTGTATTGGACCGTTTGCGCGCCCAGCGGGCCGAGCAGATGGCGGCCATGGACGCCGTCCTCGGCCAGGTCACCGACGACCGGGACCTGGTCGACGCCGAAAAGTCGTTGTTGACGGCGACGCAGCAGCGGCTGGGTGAGATCGACGCCCAGATCAAACCTTTGGCCGACTATGAGCAGATGCGCGCCCAGCATGAGGCCGCCGCCGCGGCCCTGCCGCAGCCGCGGCCGGAACGGTTGCCGGCCCAACCTCGCCGGGCGGACGGCGGCGAACGCGACGTCCAGTACCGCACGGCCGGCGAATTTTTGGCCGACTACATCCGGGCCCGAGGCTATGTCGACCATCAGCCCGACCAGCAGGCCATGGCCCGAATATCGGCCGCCTACCAGGCCCGGGTGGTCGCCGACCAGAAGACGACGGACACCCCCGGCCTGCTGCCGACCCTGATCGTCGGCCAGGTCGTCGACCTGATCGACGCCAACCGGCCTTTGATCGGCTCCCTCGGCGGCGCCAAGGCCCTCGGGAACATTCCGGGCACCAGTTTCAACCGGCCCAAAATCACGCAGCATGTGACGGTCGGCCAGCAGACCACCGGCGCCAACGAAAAAACGCAGCTGTCCTCCCAGAAGATGACCATCAGCCCGGTCAGCTTCGCCAAAACCACCTACGGCGGTACTGTCGACATCTCCCGGCAGGACATCGACTGGACGTCGCCGGGGGCGTGGGACATTCTCGTCCGCGACCTGGCCAACGTGTACGCCGTGCAAACCGAGACGGCCGCCGCGGCCGCGTTTAAGGCCGGGG